ACCTTCCTCACGATTCTTGCAGACGCAAAAGCTGTCTTGCATATTGTTCATTAGTTATACCAAGTTTACGAGCGATTGCAACTTGAGATTCTGTTAGTTTTACAGATTTTTTATTTGACCTTTGTGCATTACGATTAGCACCGGCTACTACCGGCCCAGAGCTTCTGGCTTGTTTAGCCCCGAACTTGTGTGGAAACTCGCTGCGTATCCGTGTATCGAGCTCTTGGTAGTACTCATCACTCTGTGGGTCAAAACCCTCAGTTTCTATCAAACTTTTGTGGATACTAAAAGCTGTCAGAGTCATCGGTTCATCTGTACCAAACCATTCATTCTTATCAGCCCACGCCTGCGCTTTAGGGTCAATCTGAGCTGGTGCCTGTGGCTGTGCTACCTGAGGCTGCTCTGCGACTTGTTGCGCTTGTGCCTCGCGTTGTCGCTTAACATAAGCAAGCCGCTCGTTATCTTGCGCTAATTTTGCTAAAGCTGTTTGTGCTTCTACCTGTGCGTCAATATCTCCACGATCAATTGCTTCACGCAAACCATTGCGTAAAGATTGTTCCTGATAAGCTACACGGTTCTCAAACTCAGTAACAAAAGACTCATCTAATGATTGAGTTTTCTTGGATGAATCATCGAGTTGTTTTTGTACAGACTGAGCGTATTCTAGTGCAGCTTTTTCTCGTCTTTCAGCTTCACGCATTTTTGCTGTGAGCTTACTAATCCGTTTCTGCACACTTTCGCTATACGACTCTAATTCATCATCAGAGGCTTTTGCTTGTTCTTCTACAACCTCAGCTTCTACAGATTCTTCTTGAGGTTTTTCTTCTTTCTCAACCTCAACTTCTACTGTGTCTTCTTCAAAGAGCTCGTCTTGGGCTTCTTTTTGCATGGTAGACTCCATGGTTTAAACGTGCAAAATATCTTCGGGGTCATTGATAGTGGCAAGGATCTCGTCATCATTAAGAAGACGCACCTCACCACCTTCAATCTTAAAACGACTTCCTGCGTATCTACCAAAAATCACCCAGTCACCTTCTTCACACCAAGGTTTCCAGTTCTTAGTAGGATCCACAGGGTCACCAAATTTTTGGGGATCTTTGTATGCAAGGGGGCCGACTTTGAGCACAAAGCCACAAACTGTAGCAAGTGCCTCGCGTTCTATCGCTTGGTCGGGTAGGATAACGCCGCCGTCTGTTTTCTTTTTACCCTTAAAAGGTAATATCAAAATACGCCAGCCTGTCGGTTGCGGCAGTTTTTCTAAGGCAGGGGTTTCGGGGGTTTTTGCTTCTTTAGCTTTTTGTTTAGCAATATAATCTGGTACGAGAAGTGTTTTACTCATCTATATCTGACACCTTTTTTAGCAGGTCTTTAAGATCCTGTTCAGTTTGTGCAAGTTCACCGAGACGAGCTCGGAGTTCCTTGAAAGCAGTAAAGTCCGCTACAGCACCATGACAAATGGTTTCTTGTATTGAACTTTTCCGTTCGCGCATCATCTTAAGCATATTTTCATATATGTAAAGATCATTCGACATCAGTCAACGCTCTCATGCGTTTTACGAGCCGTTTAGCTCTATTCGGCACTTGATCGTGCCAGCGGCTATCTACCATCTCATCAGCAGCGCGATTCCAATCCCGTGCATCCACACCAGCTTTCATACCTTTAAATTTAGATAAGCGTGGTCGCCCCATGTTGAACATCATATTCGCGATGATAAGTTGGCACTCTTCTGGCAGCTCATCAAAATCATCATACAAAACTTTGCACTCATCTAGAGTTGAAGCGATGTCGAGACTAAATACTTGGCGTACTCGCTCTTCATCTACAGGGGTGCCTACCGCCTGACCATACTCAGGGTCTTGTTCTACTACGAGGTGGCCGATGCCGAACGTCGGCAACCCTAAATGATCAAGATACACTTCAAACTTACAGCCTTCATCCTCTGCAAGTTCTTCACGCAATTTGTCTTTGTTCATTTTTTCCTCTTACTCGCCGCACCACCACGTTTTTTAGCAGTTCGTGCAGCAGCCTTAAAATCTGCTGCGCTTGGTGCGCCCTTCTCTCCGGGTTTCCGCATACGCTTACCGCTTTTTCTGCGTTTGTGTATGTTTCTGTACAAACTCATTTTGTTAACCCTTTCGCTTTCTCATATGTCCGCATACCACCTAGCCCCAACATACCCATCAGCACTGTAAGTAAACTGCCCATATCAAACTCTGGGAGTTGTTCTGGTGTTACAGGTATTTCGGGGAAGGTCATCATCGCAAACACCACTATCGGGTGTAGGATAAAATGATAAGCAAGAGCAACACCACAAGTCCAGCCGATAAAAGGTCTCCAACCCGCAACGAATATACTTCTATGCTGAGCTTCTGCTTTATTGACTTCCACTTGAGCCATCGCTGACTCATGTGCATGTTTTTCAGCCATTGTAGCAATTTCATGAGCTAACTTCGCCTTCTGATCTTTGTCTTCAACAAACTTATCTAGCAGCCCTGTAACGGGGCCAATCAACGCTTGAATCATCTGTCATATATCCTTACTGTTTTAGGGTCTACGGTACGGGGTACACAATAAGCCGTAACTCTATCCTTTGGGTCTAAATACGCGCTGTATTGATAATTACCATACCGCTTCACTACTTGACTCGCATACCAGTTGCAATCTGTAATAGATCTCCAATACATATTTCCAGATTCTAGTTTGCGAAACTCACCCGTGCCTAAATACACAAGTAACAAAAACACATCCACGGTCATGCTTATTCGCCTTTGTGTTCATGCCCCATCCATATCCCAAAAACACCAGTCATGACACCCATCACAACAGAAACAAAAGCAGACTGTGAAGCTGTTGGCTCTGGTAAAGACATAAACCATTCAGCACACCGCCAAGACATAGCTGTGCTTACCAACATCATAAAACGTGGCAGAACCTTCCATTTAAGGAACTGCTCAACAGTTATCACTTAACACCCCTAAATTTTATTCCCCGTAGCGCAGCACCAGCTCCCCGTGAGATACCAGCATTTGTAGCTCGATTGCTAGTAGCATCCATCACAGCTTCGCCGCCTGAGGCGAGCTTGACGCCCCTGCCTTTGAGAATATCTGCCCGAGTGACTTTACCATCGCCTGTAAGGTCAGGGAATCCACCTTTTTTCATTTTCACTCTACCGCCTCCTGCTTTCTTTTTCCTCCCTGTTTTAGCATCATAGCCAAACTCGAGGAACATCATTTGCTCAATCTCTTGTACCTTATCATCATCGCCAGCGGCAATGGCATCATTAAGCTGGTCTTTAAGTTGTGCTACTCGTTCTGACATTTAGGCCTCCTTAAATACCCACTTTGGGTGTTTGCGAACCAAGCATCTGCTCACTATAAAATTCAAGCAAAGTTTTATCAGTGAGCGGGTCGGCAAACCCACCCATAGGCTTATCGCCCACTCTTTCCGGCATCGGGTTGTCGCCAAACATAGTAATAAGTGGCCTTGTATCAACGCCTTCAAATACTGATCGTGTAGGTGGAGTGAACACCCCAACATCTGATTGACTCTGCAGATAATTATCTATCTTGGCACGATTAAGATCTCTTGCTTTATCGCGCTCATACTGCTCCCCAAACATCCTATCCATGCGAGCATCAAACTCTGCATCAGTCTCTGCGGCATAATCAGGAGGAACAGATGTTGGTCTTGCTGCTATCCTAGTAAAACCACTCGGTGAAACAGTGCTTGGTTCAAACCTTATCTCAGGTATCGGCGCATCATCTGGGCGACCAGTAAAACCAATTTCTGGTATGGCGGTTTCCATAACAGTAGATTCTTTTGGCTCTGCTTTTGATTGTAAACTTCCAACAAGACGATTCCCAATAGTCACTGCTAATTGTGCAGCTTTAGGAGCACCAAGAGCCGTTGGTACAGCACTTAATATCCCTAACGGAGTATTTTTTCCCGGAACCACATTATCATAAACATTCGTTAAAAACGGTTTAGAAGTATCATACCCTATGGCTTGGAGAGCTTTATCGCCTACACTCGGT